AGACCTCAACTCCCTTATATACTCCGAACAATTTCTTTTTAATAGAGTTAAAGTATCCTCCATTTTTATAACTTTAAATTCTGTTAGATAGTTATTTAACCTCATTTATTAATCTCACTGTTATATCGGAGTGATTTATGTGGAACTTCTTTTTCTATTGGTTTTATATTTATACCAAGGTGTTTATTAAGTACCTCTATATAGTTTTGGGAAACAACATATATTTTATTTGCTCTTAACATACACTCTACATTTCCATCAAATCGTGCTAACTTGGTTTTTAATGCACCTTTATCGGTGTATGTTGGTAGTGCTTCCTTTGTGAACCAATTTAAAAACTCATCCTCAACTTCGTCCTCATCAAACTCACCATATACACCATCACGGTCATTATTATCTGGCATATTTGACATTATATTTTCATATTCAAAATAAACATCATTAACTTCTGGTGAGTATACATATTTATAACCATTAGATGGAAAGATAATTCTGTTTCTATCTGCTCCATTACCTTTTCGGGTTGTTGTTTCTGATTGCGGAGTTATCCATACAAAGAGCGAGTCGGACCGTGGTCTCCAACCAAACTTAGCTTTTAGTAAAGCATCCATTTCGTTATGTAATGTTATACTCATATCACGAGGAACCCTGTCCTCTCTTGCGGGAATAAGTATAACATCACTTGAGTTGATAGAAGTGAAACCTACACGGTTTCTTATAAAGAAGTTCTTACCAGCCTTTAACTCCCTTATATATTCCGAACAAGTTCTTTTAACTATATGTAAGAACCCTTCAAAACTAATTTTTTGTGTTTCTGTTATTAGATATTCATTAAGTTTCATTAAGTTTCATCCATGTTAAATTCATGCTTTGGTTCTAAATCGGTTATTTTATACCGTGATGGTTGTATATCAAGATTAAAAAGGTCATTTAATCGTGGTATATGGAGTGATGATATTGCATAATATTTTTTTGCTTTCAACATACACTCAGTTCTTTTATGTTTAGTTGCACCCATTCTTAACGCATTAAGTTTTGTATATGTTGGTAAACCCTTATTTTTAAACCACTCAAAAAATTTATCTTTTATATCATTATTAATTTTATTATCATCATAGGAATCTGGATATATAGGATAATCATAATCATTTAAAAAAGTTTCATATTTTAAAAAGAGGTCACCTATCATGGATGAATAAACATATTTATATCCATCTATTGGAAAGATTAATCTCACTTCTTTCCAAAATGAGTACCAATTCCATCTTGGATTCTTTTGTTCTGTTATCCATACAAAGAGTGCTTCGGACCGTGGCTTCCAACCGAATTTAGCTTTTAGTAAGTTATCTATAACATGGTGAACATCTTTAGGAGTATCAATCGGTATTCTATCCGATTTAGGAGGTATAATGAGTATTTTATTATGATCTATTGGTTTATAACTTTCTGATAATCTAACAAAAAGGTTTCTACCAGACCTCAACTCCCTTATATATTCGGAGCAATTCTTTTTAATATCCTCTAAACCTTCTTCAGTTGATATTTTTGTATCTTCTAATATATAATCATCTAATCTCATTTATATTTCCTATTTTTTAACATGTGCAAAAGTTGTTACACCCATATATGCACCTATAACACCAGTACATGCAAAATAATACCATGTTATAAAATCTGATACAACTGCTACCTTTGCAACCGGTAATAAACTTTCTGGTAAAAATATAATTAAAGTGGTTAGAACTATCATGGATACTAAAGATAGCCAAGCCATATGTCTTCTATTTTTCCATCTTTCTCTATCTATATTTATTTCTTCCATAGCTTTTGTTACATACATATCACCTTCAGGTGGTAAATTGATATTAGTAGTTTCATTATCCAACATAATATTCCTCCTTCTTTAACTTGGATATCCAAGTTTACCTGCAACCCATTTTGCCCTATCTTTTACTTTATTTATCTCTTTTGTTGCTGAGAATGTTGTTCTATCCTTTACATCTTCTGCGAATGATTTTCTATCAAGATTTTTTGCAATTCTAACAAGTGAACCAACCCTAATGGTATCTGCAAAAAGTGGTGATATATCTGTAAAGTTTAGAGTCAACTCACATCTTTGCGGAATACCATTTTTATAAGGATGTTTCCAAGTTGATTGAACAGAAGTACATGCTGCAAGGTCAACATCTAAAACACCTTTTGGGTCAGTTTGTATTGACCATAAATGTGGCCATTTAATATGTATATTTCCAACTGATGATGGTGCTGAGTATGCTGAAATGTTTTTTACAATTTCAACCAAATCTGTTTTTAATCCTTCTGATAATAATTGGAAGGTAAACATAAATTGTCTTCGTGGTGAATTTGTATATGAAAGTGGTGCATCAACTTTCTTTTTTGGTATATCTACTGCCACTGCTGCATGTAAGGCTGCAAGCATTTGTTCACCTGAAGGAAAATCACCTGCTTCAAAGGCTCTTACTACTGACCCCCAAAGACTTCCTGCTATTTGTTGGCCTTGTGTCCATGCTGTACCAAGTTTTGCTTCCATTGCCAATAATTTAGAAAATATTGTTTCATAAGTATTCCATTCATGGTTACTTGCTTCAAGAATACCATCATCTGGAGCTAAGAATTTATATAATGGACCAAATTTTGATACATCATAATTTCCACCTCTACCGGCTGAATTTATTGATTTTAATTCAAGTGGTTGCAATTCTATCCAAATTGACCCAGTATGACCTGCATGAGGAAAATACCAATGAGGTACTTGAATTAGATTCTCATCCTTGGTGTCATTTATCCTTTTCTTAATTGATTTATAATGACTATAACCACCTTTTATTATTGATGGTCGTCTTAAATTACTAAATTGAACAGGTATTGACATATATAATAAATTCCTTTCTTAAAAATTTTAAGGATGTGTTGCTGCGAATCCCATATCCCGTGGATTTTGAGATGTATATCGTGATGATGGTATAGATGTTGGTGCTGTTGATGTATTATTAGTTACATTACTATTATTTATAATAGTATTTTTATTTGTATCTAATGGATTTTCACCAAAACCACCACCCCAATTTGTGGTAGTTGTTGCTGCTGCTTTCTTTTGAGTTTCTTCATTAAACTTTTTCTTTTCTTCTTCGTTTTGTTGTTTTAATTCAGCAGATCGTTGTTTTACATCATCACCAAATGAAGCTAATCTACTCTTATAACCTTCTTCACCACCGGATATCATTTTACCGATTGTTGGATATTCTGTTAAGAAATTATACCACCATACTTTTATATTCATTATGGATTCTTGTATCCATACAATAGCATCTTTAACTAAATCAATAAAACTTTGTACTAAATTACCCAGACCACCTATAGCTCTACTAACAAGGTCAGTTAATATGTTCATTGCTTTATCACCAGAACCTGGATCACCTTTTTTTCTAAGACCTAATTGTTCCATAATCCAATCATATACACCGGCAAGTAGTCTAACAGGAAATTCTAAAAATTTTGTTATCATACTTGTTAAACCACCTTTTAATTTTTCAAGAAAATTTCCTTCTGTTTTTACAAAACCTTTAATGAAATCAATTGCTGATAGTAAAATTTGAAGTGGCCATCCAAGAAATTTGAAACCTACTTTTAATGCTCTGAATAATATACCAAGACCTGGAATTTTTGAAAACCAATTAAAAATATCTACTAATTTTTTACCAGCAGCCATTATCATTTTAAATGTTCCACCTATTGTTTTACCAATCCAACCAGCAATCCAACCAATGGTTTTAAATACTTTTTCAATAACAATAAAAAGAAAATTTATTGCTTTATTGTGTCGTATAGTTTTCATAAATTTTCTATAATACCATTCTATTGCTAAACTTAATTGACCGATATTTTTTTGTCCTATTATTGCATGCCATACAGATTCAAACATTTTTTTAAATAATGCAATTTTAGCCCAAGCCCATTTACCAGGTGTAAGTAAAAATGCTTTCCAAAGTTTAAATACAATTTCAAAAGGAAGAAGTATTTTTCTTACAACTGCTCCTATCATACCAAGTATCAAAGCTAATGGTAGAAATAAAAGGTCAAGTAATTCTGCAAGCCAACCTTTTGCCTTTATACCTCGTTGAGCAAGTTCTTCTTTTCTTCTCATTTTTTCTATACCAGCTAAATCGCCAATCCATCCAGTCATTCTTTTAAACATTGGTACTTGTAATATCCAATGTTTTATTAATTGTGTAAATGGTTTTGTTATTGGTGATATAAAGCCGGTCATTCTTGCCCATCCTGTTTTGGCAATATCAAGACCATATTGTAGTTCATCACTTAATATTTCTTGAAATTTTCCGGATACATCACCAGCTAATCCTTTTAAAGTACCACTTAAATTTTCAACTAAGGTTTTTATACCATCACTGACTATTTGTTTAGTACCGGAAAATGGATTTCTGGTTACAGTTTCTCTTCCTTTTGCTGCTGCTTTTGCTGCAGCCGCTGCTGCAGCCGCTGCTGCTGCTGGTGTTTGTGGTTGGTTTGTTGGAATGCTTGTTGCCATATATTTTATCTCCAAAATAAAAAGGTCTAAAGTTTACATCAACACCGGATAATGTGTTTTTGTCCTTTAGACCTTCTATGATCCATATCCTTTATATTAGGATAAGCGTGACAAATGGCCACCTGCCATCATCGTAGCTATATCAAGTTGCATTTTCTTTTCTTTTATAGCCATATTTACATATGCTTCTCTTTCAAAGTCTACTAAATTTTCCGATTCTGAAAGACTTATTCCCATTGTTGCCAAAATAAACTGTTCCTCTGTTATTTTTGGCATACTGGTTTGTAGTAATTTAATCAGAAAAAAAAATTGTCTGGCGTTGCTTCAAATTCAATTTCATTACCACATGTTATACAACTATTTTTTATGGTAAAATTGGTACCATAATCATTGTCTTTATACCATTGTGATATTTTTTCATAGACAACTGTTGGCATTTCTTCTACAAAGAATTTTTTATCAATTAATTGTAGATCGGTATATTCTTCATCACCTTTTATAATCTTATCAATACCAGCAGAATGTAATATAATTGTTATCTCTGCTTGTTTTTGCATGTCACTCATTTTATTATCAATAAAAGTAAGAGCTTCTAATTCATCACTTACTTTTAAAAACCTCATTTGAATCTTTACATCTTCAAATACATCAATAATATAATTCGTATTAACAAAATCTATTTTCTTTATTGGAAATTTTGATAAATCTTTTACCAATAAATTTTGTGATCCACATTTCTCACATTTATATTCTGTTTCCCACATGTTGCCTTTGGTTTTGTTTCTCATTTCCCAAAGTAAGAAGGCCCTATCTTTAATAAGAATATCATTAATATCAAAATCATCTTTGTTTATAACCGCTTCGGTTATAACCATATTCATCATCTTTGATAATGCTAATGGGTCTTTTTCATTTTCATATGCCAACATCTTTTTAATTTGACCAGTTTTCAGTGGTCTAAATCTTACTGGTATACCAGTGCCAGGTAGTGTGGTATCAAACTCATATATTTCTTGAAATTTGGATACATCAAATGTACTCTTTTCTTTCTTAACAACTCTTTGAATGGGTGGACCATTCTGATGAACATTTTTATTACTCATTTATATAACCTCTTGTTTTTATTCTATTTTTATAAACCAGTTGGTCTTGTTGTCAATGTATGATATGCATATCTAAATGTAACATCAAATTGAACATTATCATTTGTACTATAATCCAAAGTTGCAGCTGCAACTTCTCTTGGCCAGGCGTGGTGTAATAGATATTCCATAACTGGAGTTCCATCATATCCAAGTAATTGCAATCTTTGTGGGAACATATAGAATGCGATTGTACCATATTCATTTGTTACTGGGTCGTGAATCTTATTAATCCAGTTCTCAAAGCATAATCTCAATAAACCCTTATCATCAAGGTTGAATGTTACGGTAAAATCAGAAAATGTATGTTTACCACCAACAAAGAAATCAAAACCTTGCCAGTTTAAATTTATTTCTTCTATTGTTGATGCTGGTAGACTTGTTGATCTAACCAAATATGAAGTTCTACCATTTGTCATATCACCTTCAATACAATCTCCTGGAATCATTGGCAAAAAATAAAACAGATTCGCTCTTGCTCCATCTCTAAAATTAGATTTATAACTTTCAATGTCAAAATTTGGCATTTCTTAATTCTCCTTATATTTTCATAGATGGGGGATAATAACATCCCCCATTTATATTTAGGCAGTTGCTCCTGCAGCTGTTGCTGCAATTTCTGTAAATGAGGCGCCTGTTTTTGTTGCGATAAAGTTAAGTACAATAAATTCAGCGGCTCTTGTTGGTTTGATATAAATATCACACCATAATTCATTTCTATCAATTCTCTCTGGTGTATTGTTTGTTGAGTCACATACAACCAAGAAGTCATAAATACCTCGTCTTGATTTAACATCCCTCAAGAAAGGTTCAATCATATTTATAAGTTGAAGCCTTGTAAATGAATCGTTTGGTTCAAATAAGAAATATTTAACCGCAGTTGAGATTGCTTTTTCAAGAATGATAAACAATCTTCTAACATTGACTCTGTTGAATGCGGATGATTTATCTAAATATGTTTTTTGACCCCAAACAACTTTTCCTTGACCAGCGAATGATACAATTGGATTGATACCATTCTTATACATAATATCTCTTTTGCCTTGATTTGGATTGAATGCAAGTTTTCTAATATTACCGATAATACCTCTATTCAAACCTGCAGGTGCAAACCAAGGATCGGTTACATCGTCTGTGTTTGCATAGATACCTGCTATATGTCCTGATGCTGGAATCCATCTATATTTACCATTCCACTTATCATAAATTTCTAACCAGTTACCATACAATGCTGCGTAACTTGTATTTTCATTTAAGTTATATGTTGAATGTAAACCTAATCTAAAATCTCTCATATCTGTTGCTTCTTGACCACTGTTGTTTAATACAAGTGATGAAGGAACATCAAGAATTGCTATACAATCTTTTCTACTTTCGGCTATTGCCATAAGTGTTTGTTTTACTGTGATTGATTTATCTGAATCAATTAGAATATTAACATCAACTGTTTCAGCATCTTCATATATTTCAAATGCTTCAATAATTGCCGCATCTGTAACTTCTGTACTTGGTCTATTTTGACCACCGGACATGTTTTCATAATCTGTAAAAATATTTGACATATCAGTATTCTTTGCTACTGAAGCAAGTTTACATCTTATGAAATTTGATGTTTGATTTATAAAGTTTTCACAATAAATATTACCACCTTCATCATCAAGTTTTCTTTCATTAGTTGAAACAAACATAGCTTCTCTAACAAAGAAAACTGGACTTGCTTTTGTTATTTGGTCTTGGTCTGCATTTTTTACTATTACAATAAATTCTGTATCTGTTGATGAGTCAAATGAAACATCAACACTATCTATATCATCATATAACTCACTTGATATATTAAGTTGTGTATATGTATATGCTTGGCTTCTTATTCTATTATATAGATTTTTACCAACTAATGCGACTTTTATATAATTACCCCATTTACCTCTTGATTTTGCAATGAAAGATATACTTGACCCATAATCTTCTCTGTTTTCATCAAATGGAACGGACTCAGTATGGTATTGGTCAGGATCTTTTGCTTCAAAATCATCAATCATATATGCACCACTGGGTGTTATATTGTAACCGTCAAGTTCGCCGGCAGATGCGAAAACACCATGACAACCAGCAAATGTTGCACTTACTGCATATGCGGCTGTAGCATATAATTTGTTACCATAATTTAGATAACCTACAGATGATAAAATATCTTTAAATGAACCTGAAGTTGGTTCACCAAAGATTGTTATCAACTCATCAACTGTTGTTATAAGTTGTTGCTTTAATTCAGGTCCTTTATATGGGTCCCTAATTACAGTAACGGCTATTGAAGTTGCAACAGCTGGAATTGTTGTTGTTAAATCTATTTCTTTAACATCAACTAACGGTGAAAGGTAAAGTGCCATCTATTTCCTCCTAATTTCATAATACAATATCTATTTATCGTATATATTTATTTATTTTTATTTTATCTCAAAATAATCATATGAAAATGTTGCTGAACATTCTAATAGAGATTCACCATCCCTATTTGATAATGTTACGGCACCCAAATTCACGGGCCACATTCTAACAAACCCAACTCTCATAATCTCATCATTAAAATTATTCAATATTTGTAGTGAACTATCAACACTAAAATTTCTCCATTTTTCTAAGGGTTTTTCTTTGAAATTGGTTATATAATTTAACCAATACCAAATAACTTTCCAGTTTTTAAATTCTGTATCTACGATAAATTCAACTGTAAATTCATCAAATGCCATTGGGCCCATAGCCATTTTGGATTTAGTATTATGCCAATTTAAATCTCCTGGTTCCAAACCAACACCAGGTAAAATAGTTCCGTGAATGTTTAATATCAATTCTTCCGATGCATTTATAGCAACTTGATTTGGTAACAATGGAAAAACCAATCTAAAGTTTGATGGTGTTGATTTATTTAACTGTACATTTAATGGCATATATATCTCTTTCTATTTATATTTATCTTCTGCTAATAAGGAAATTATTTTATCTTCTATATTTATATCTTCATGTACTTCATCATCTTTTACATATTCATCATTTGTGTTATTTGTGTTATCTGTGTATTCCATATTGGCAGTTTTTTGATGCATTTCTTCATCACCCCAACCATCAGTAAATGGACCTAAATCATTTTTTAACCATCGTGATCTTTTTGGTATAGGTTTAGCCACTCCATTATGCATATGTTTAAATAACCTATCGGTTAAAAAGAAATTTTTTAGTGTATCACAATAGTTTTGCATTGTTCCTTGACCATGTGCGGAATCAAATCCACCCCATTGCCAATCGCTATCATCAGGTTCCCAGTTGATATTAAATGTTGTTAATCTATTATAATAATCTTTCTTAACATATGGTCCACCAATAAGAATATTACCTATTGGATAATCATCATCACCAGCCATAGCATGTATACCGGTATTAGGATATCCATATGTTATTGTTGATTCATCTTTCTTTAGATATTTTTTCCAATCCATTTTTATAATTCCTTTTAGCCGATAATTTCACCAGAAACAAGTTTAACATTAAATGTTAATGTAGTTGGCCCATCGTTTCGTATTACAAAGCATGATTGACTCCAATGCCAAGGAGTAATATTATATGTTGTTGTTCCTATATCTTCTAATGGACTACTCCATTGTTCACTGTATGCTTGTAATCCTGTTTTTATATAACTGGCCCAATATATATCATCTGTTGAACTTGCATCTGTTGATTTTAATGTTGAACCTTCACCATCCCATACTGAACCATTATTTAAATTATAGTAATATATAGCACCCCAAGCACCCGATCCTATTGACATAACAGATACATCTTCTTCAGTATTATAACCATCATGTGTCAGGTTTTCTTCTGCCCATACCATAGCTTCTTGTGCGGTTTCAAAATTTTGTGTAATTAATTCTTCTTCATCTCCACCATCACCTTCTTCAATAACAATAGATGCACTTGGTGTTATACTTATAACACTACAACTATCATGAGTATTTTCTAATATTGTATAGAAGGATGATGCACTTGTTGTTATTGTAGATGTTGCATTTTCTATAGTGTATGTTTCACCAACTAAATTTGCATCCCAGCTTTGATGTAAAGTAAAAACTAAGGTCAATTCTTCAGAAATAAATTCTATACTGTTAATTTGGTAATTATCAGTAGGCATTGAAAAATGAAGTCTTCTAATATAATATGTCCATTCCCATGCTGGATCATCACCATCTTTAGATGACCAATCTAAACTTATAATTTCATTATTTACTATTGGTCCAGTATATAATGTAAATAAACCTTGATCATATCCATCTGGGTCTCTGGGTGTATATATTAAAGTGCCGGTAAGTGTATTTGAACCTGCAGTACTGAAATTTATTCTCATACTATTAGGAAAGTAATTAGCCGACCATTCACCAAGATCGGGTGCTAAACTTGTTCTTAACCATAAATTATAATTACCGCCACTTAAACCACCTATCCAATATGGATCCACCCAAGTTCCATAAGTTAGTCTACCCCAGTAAAGATTACTTGTTCTATTAAGAGCTACTGTAGATACATCATTTATTTCTTTATATAATTCCAAGGTAAATGGATTATCAGAAATTGCATTATATCTTAAATCATATGTTGCACTTGGTGAAAGATTTTCTGTTACTGCTAAATATTTACCACTCTCAATTTCAAAATCTTCTGTACTGATATTAAATTCCACGCTGATTTCTTCACTAAAGTTTTGTATTGCTAATGTTTCACTATTATAACCCATACAGATAATATTAGTAATAATATCTGATAGTTCTGTTATTAAATCAGAATATCCTAAGTTAATACCTACACCTGTACCTATAGTTGTTTCAAATGTTTCTGATATTAAATCAGAATATCCTAAATTAACACTTCCATTAACACCTTCAGGTGTTTCATTTCGTGGTGGACCTGGCATGATTATTTTAGGAATTGGTGGTCCAACTCTTTCACCAAATTGGAATATTTCATATGTATAAATCTTTTCATCTTCTTCATTTAAATATGGACTTATTCCAGTAAATACTTGTGATTCACCGGATGCTGCAGAAGAAAACATTGAAGTTGTATCTCTAAATGCTTCTGCCCATCCTTCTTCATTTGTATAGTAATTGATAAAAATTTGTTTAATTAATCCATAATCTTCTACTGGTCTGAATAAGTATGTTTGAACTGTAAAGTCCATTGTATATTTTATTATTCTTCTTTCTTCTTCACCTAAATCTGTTGATATATCAGGACTTGCTCCGGCAAATACCACTTTTACATCAAAGAAGAAATCAACTTCAGGCATATAAATTCTTATAAAGATATGTGGTGCAAAATATGCTAATATTTGTTCAAGTATTTGATCAACATCCGCCATATATTTTGTCCAAAGGAATACAGTAAAACCAAGATTATATGGAACAGGATTTAAAAATCGTTGCATAATACCAGCATCAATCTGGGAAGCTTTTGTCAGTATGTGATAATTACTACCCATTCTATCATTGGCAAATGATACAGAGTTCATTGTTACGCTAATCATAGGTAACATTTCATCTTGATGATTTTCAAATATATAATAATACGCTCTTTCTTTTGGAGCAAACTTTATTGGAACATTTATATGGTTTGTAAAAACACCATTTTCATCATATCTTTTTATTTTTATATCGTTAAAAATATCAAGAAACTGAGTTATAGTTTTTCTTAATGCTTGATAATAATAATAGGTTCTCATTCATCACCTTACTGATTTATTTTTCTTTGTCATTTAATTCATAACTTATTGTGGTTGGTTTATCTGTAAATAATTTAACATTAAAAAGGAGAAATACTTTGTTTTTAAAACCAGGAACATAAACTGAATAGAATTTAAACTCATCTGGTTTTCTACCATGTTTTCTTGCTAATTCCTTTTGAGCCTTACTTATCAACTCTTTTGGAACATCAGTTGTTTGTCCGTTTTTAAATTTTGTATTATCTTTTTCTTCTAAGATAATATTTAACTTATCTAATATATTCATTATATATCCTTCACCTCAGCTTCACCTTCTTCTTCGGCTTTTTCATAATCAGGATCAATTTGTTTCATAAGCTTTTTAAATTCACCTGCATGGACTTTTTCCTCTCTTGCAACATCTAACATAACCTTTTTAATGTTTTCATCTTTTGTAATATCTGCAAATTGTTCATATATATTTACAGCATCAAGTTCTGCTATAATTGCAAATCTAAGCATTTGTAGATTGGCAACTTTAGGTGATAAACCTTTAATTTTTTCCGGATTTATCTCAATAATTTCATTTATTTTTGGACTTAAAAATTGTGATAATCTCATTTGTTATTCCTTCTCTACATTTTTTTCCATATCTTTTAATCTTGTATAATAATCAGGTATTTCTGTAAGATGATCCATGGCAATTTCTTTTGCTAATTTTTCATCATTTGTATGTTCCATTTCAATTTTAATACCTATTTTTAATTCTTTGGGATCAAAATCTTCAGGTTTCTTTTTATCGGCTAAACCACCTTTTATTTTATCTTCCTTTAACATAGAACCAAGAATCATGTAAATATGTTCTTCAAATTCATGCTCATCTATATCTAATGATTTAGCGAATGAATGAACTTGTCCATCCGATGGTTTAGGATTTTTTTTAAAAAAATCTTTTATTTTATTATGAATATTTTCCATATCCATTTCATTTAATTTTTTCTTTTTTAAAACACTTCTTTCATAAACTTCATAAATTTTATCACGATCATAATTTGCCATAATCTTTTAATCCTTTAATAACCATAAATTTTGGTATCAACATCACTATAATTATCAATCTCATTACTCTTTTCTTCTATAAATTCATTGTCACCAAAGGACTCAATACCTGAAGGACTTATAGATAGGGATAATGTAGGTTTAGAACTAATATCTCTTGCACTTTCGGATTCCTCGGAGAATCTGAATGGTTTCATAATAAAAGAATATACATTCTTACTTACTTGAAATATACTTACTTCTTTTTTAACTGTTACAATTTCATAAGTTCTTGTATTCCATAGAGTTTTTATAACATCACCTGTTTTTGGTTGAAATGTTTCTGATATATCTCTTATAAACATTTTAATTGGAATAAAGCCAAACATAACCATTTCTTCAGAATTTAAGCCGAAGGATGTTATCATTGATGGTTCATCTGTAACTTCATAAACCATACTTGATTTATAAGGTCCACTATATGCAATGTTTTGATATTTTGGTTCACCATATAAATCATCTTTATCAACATCGGCATAGTTGACAACATAATATTCAATTTCAACACCAGAAATATCAACAAACTCAACAATATATTCATCCCACAACTCATGTTCTGGGTTATCATTTATATCATATAATCTTAATTTAGGACGGACATATCTACTTGAATTTGCCATTTATGTTTCCTTATTCTGCTGATCTAATCTCTCTAATGGTTTCATCTAAAATACTTATTACATCAAGATATTCTTTTTTAACTTTTGGATTTTGTACCTTAGTTTTTGTGTATATCTGGTCTCTTAATTTTAATAAATTATTTGTTTTTCGTGAATAATCTATTTTATCATCCGTTAATATATCCATTATATCTATGGTGTATTTATAACAATCATCAGAAGCATCTTTCATATCTTTTCTTTCTTGCACTCTTTTCTTAATACTATTTTTTATTTTAGAAAGAAAGTTTTCATTTATCTTCTCAATATCATCTTTTATTATTTTGTTATATATTTCTTGTATTTTATCCATTATTTTTCCATTAACTTTATTTGTTGTTTCATCATTATGGTCATTAGACCTTCTAACTCTTTTACTTTTTCTTCCAGTTTTGATATTTTTTCTAATGATGTTTGTTCAACTATATTACCGGATAAATTTTTCTTTCTTTCAATTCTTTCATCTATGTTTCTAAGAAATGATTCTTGCTCATCATCTTTTTTCGTTTGTATATTTACATTACCACCATTATCAAAAGGTGTCGGTTGTTTTATTTGTGTCCTTATTTTGTTTTTAGGATTTTTTAACATATTTTCATAAATTGATTGTACTGTCATTTTTTACCTCTTTGAATTTATTAATTTTTATTCTTCAATAAGTTCCACTCTTACTCTAAGAATACCATCAACATTATGATGAACAGTAAATGTGCCATTATAAGGACTTCTATCTACTGAAAAATCATATAAACAAATCAATGGTTTACCTGTTGCTGTATCATCGTATATTACACCATATCTAACAGTGAAAGTTGCATTTGACCATGCAGGATTTGTAGCTGTCAATGTTGCGATACCATCTAATTCTGTCCAAAGTACATCTGTTAGTAATTGACCGCCTGCGGTATATCCACTACCAGTTGTTAATTCACCTGTTAGGTCAGAATAAAATTCATCTGATGATAACGGATTATATGAATCTGTTAATAATACCATATATAAATCATCATTATCAAAATCTATTTCTTTATTACCTAATTTTTGTCCAAGTTTGTCATAAAGGAAATCTGCCATTATTTTTTACTCCATCACATTAATTTTTATTAAGTTTGTACAAATATTTCCCATTCTGCATATATACTTATATTAGAACAGGATTCATTTGTGTTTTCTATAATTGTATAAATTGCATTCACATCGGTTCCAGGTGTATATTCTTCACCTTCTATACTCCAAACACCACCATCTTCTACTGCTTCCCAACTAATATCTAATGTTTCACCTTCAACAACATCAAAAAATTCTATTGCACTAACTCTAAATTGTAGTGCATCTGCAATCATTGAGATTTCATCTATATCATAAGTGCCCCAAGTTAATTCTAAAATCATTCCACTTTCATAATAACTTTCTGAGCAAATATAATCACCATTTTTGTCTCTTAAAATCATTGCAAAATTTGGTGCACCTGTAAATGTTATACGCATATGCGTTGGCCTATAATCTGTTATCCAATCAGAACCTAATTTATCTTCTTCTCTTAACCACAACTCATATGCGCCATCTGTAGTACTTAACCAATAACTACCACTTGGAATCCATTCACCTACGAAGTTATCAGGTATAATCTCCCATGCACCCCAGTAATCAGTATTTGTAGTATCAAGTATATTATCAGGAATATCACCAACTTTATAGCAATGTATAGTAAAAGGACCATCTTCGGAAGAAGCTGTATAATAAGTATCTATATAATCTAATTCACTTATTTCGGTAAGGTCAGTATAATTCACTGCTAAGAATTTATTAGCCTCAACATCATAAAGACTTGGTTCTCCTCCTTCACCACCAAATTCACTATATGAAAAACTTATTTCAACATTAATACTACCCATTGCTGTTGCTGCATCATTAGAACCTAAACATACAGGTTCTTCGGGTGGTGGTTCTTCAGGTGGTGCTTCAGGTATAACAACATCCTTACCCATTTGTAATATTATATCATTATTAAAATTTAACAGTAATGTGCCATTTACTGGACTTTTGTTTTCTAAGAAATCATATAGGCAAATCAATGGTTTGCCTGAAGCTGTATTGTCATATATAACAGCATATCTAACTGTAAATGTGGCGAATGACCATGATGGACTTGTTCCTATAGTTAATCGTGTTACACCTGATGAACTGGGGACTTCTGTCCAACTAATATCTGTAAGTGTGGCACCACCAAGTGTATAACCAAAACCTGTGTTTATTTCATTTGTTAAATCTGTATAATAAATATGGGATTGTGAAGGCATATATGCTGCTGTCAATAAACAAATTTTTAGAGTATCGTTATCTAAATCAATTTCTTTATTACCTAATTTTGCAGAAACACTATTATAAATAAAATTTGACATTTTTTATTACCATCCCATTTTTATCTTTTTGTATTTGTTAAACCTTTCACAAAAACTGTATTGCTTTTTGTATTTGTTAAACCTTTCACAAAAACTGTATTGCTTTTTGTATTTGTTAAACCTTTAGTAAAAGTTATACCTCTTGTATTTGTTAGACCTTCAACTAAAGGAAATTTTAATTTTTCTATTGCTTCTACTATTATATCAAGTTGTGATATAATAAGTTCAGGTGTTAATAATAGTTGACTCTCATCTCGTTTTAAATCAAGTATTTCAATTATTAACTCAATTGTATCTAATGGAACACCATCACCAATTGAAAATCCCTCATAATTATTTAAATTGATTATAACTTCTTGTGTATCTAAATAGACTTTTTCTTGTAATGATAATTGGTCTATTATAAGGTTATGTTCTTCTAAAAATATATTACTACTAATTCTTAAATCAATTAAATCAGGTTGTTCAATTATAAAATCAGGTTGATTTTCTAAATATATGTTTGTTGTAATACCTAATTCAATATCAAATAAATAAATTTTGAATTTTTGTTCTGCTAAATATGTAGCAACATTAATAGTATTTGTAATAGGTTCTATTATTGTTTTTGTTGTATAATAATGTGTCATTTAGTTTTTTTATTTACTATTCTATATTTTGAACTAAAATCATTGGTTTTATTACATATTGCTTTTGTAATGGATGTCCATCCAGAAAAATTATTAAAATTTACACAGAATGGATTATAAAAATAACTCACTCTAAGAAATTTTTTAAATGATATTAAGGTATTATAAAAAGAATTTGTATTCTTTTTTATATAGAAATGTGCCATTTTATATAAACCTTATAATATAACAACTTGTACCACTATATTGCCATTGTATCCATGCTTCTTCGCAAATTGTATATGTTGATTCATTTGTTAATGAAACAGCAAAATTTACATCAAAAGTTAATGTATCACTTGTGTTACTTACAACTCTTGCCATTTGTCCCTGGCCAGGACCACTCATTATTATAACAGCTTTTCCAATCCATTCATTAGTTGACCAACTTTTACTTGTATCTGTTAATAGATTAGCTGCGCCTGCAGATGTTGTTGTTCCTGTATCCAATCTATATATTTCTACAGTATTTTCATAAAATTGAGCCGTTGAGTTTGGAATTTTCCAGAATGTTATATATTCATAAAGAAATCCATAAGTACTTGTTGAACTATAATATATATATACTGGAAATGATCCATTATATAGGGAATTTTCATCTGGGTCAACTGTTGTCATTGTACCTATAGACGCTACGGATGAAGACACATTATTTTGTGCTGCATTTGTATAAACATTATAAGAAAGACAATAAGCGTATGCTGTATTGCCGTTTATATTGTTTGTAAAGCAATATGGGTATGGTGTATTACCAATTTTAGCACCTGCACTCCAGTTTTGTGCTGTTGTTACAGTAACCGTGTTTGCTGATTTATTAACACCTGTTATTGTTACTCTCTCCATTGTATTTGTACTATTTTCTAACATTAAATGGGATTCACCAACATAGAAATCATTTGCTTGACCAGAACCTAATTGTAGAGTTACACCTGTTCCTGCTGTTACACTGGATTGTAATGTTCCTAATGTATTCCAATATCTTGTAAACTTTCCCCAATAGAGACAATAATATGTAACACCTAATTTAAGTGTAACAAAACCAAAATTTTTGTTACCTGAAAACCATATAGTAAATGGGTCAGCATCATAAGTAGCCAAATAATATGATGTTGCGGAATGTTTAAATGTACCAACATGTGTTGTTGCATTCCAATATGTATACATTGCAAAGTTTATTCTATTAGCTGTTGCATTGTTTAATTCAAAATACATATCCAATTCTGAACCATCTTCACCGCCATTATTTTTTAATACATAATATTTACTTGCTGACCATTGGTTATCAACTAATGTCCAACCCGCAGCAACCATTGCAGTAACTATATAACTTAAAGCGTCAGCAGTATTCAAAACAGGTTTTGCAATTAATCTTTCTATAGCCATTTTAACCTACCTTATGCACCGGATTCACTTCTAAATCTCATAACACCATTAACATTAAAATAAAGTGTAAATGTACCATAGTTGACGTTTTTATCACTTAAAAAGTCATATAAACAAATCAATGGTTTACCAGATGCAGTATCATCATATATTACAGCATATCTTGCTGTAAATGTGGCAAGAGTCCAAGCTGGGTCATTTGCACTTAATGTTGTTATACCAGAAGATTCGGTCCATGTAACACCTGTTAATAAATTACCACCTGTGGTGTATCCATTTCCACTTGCAACTTCATTTGTTAATTGTGCATAAAATTCATGTGCATTTGATGGAGTATATGTGTTTGTTAATAAACATACTTTTAAATTATCTGTATCCAAATCAATTTCTTTATTTCCTACTTTTTGTCCAAACTTATCATAAATAAAATTTGCCATTTTTTATTACCATCCTATAGAGATTCCGTATCCTTCATACGCCTCTTCCAGTTTTAATTTTTCTTCTAATTCTCTTTTTTCTTCTTTTGCTTCTGAAATCAATTCACTACCATCTAAAGAAACACCAGTACCACCGATTGATGCAAAATTTGCAAATTTACTTCTTATTCTACCTAATATTTCTTTTGTTTCCGCTGTTGCGTAATCATAAATCCAATCACTTATATAAAAATCATTATTACTTGAACCATTAGTCCAATTACTGACATTTGTTGAGCCTTCAATCATATATGACCTTAATAAAATCCAGCCGGGTGAATCAATTGTCCATTCTCGTCCATCTTTCCAGAATGTTAATGAATTTCCTGTCTCTGGTTCTGGATGTACCTCAAGTTCATTTTGATATTTATGGTATGTATATGTGTATTGTGATGGAGTATATTTTTTAATGTTTTCCAGAAAATCTCTTGCAATATGATATGATACCAATGTATAACCACCATCTGCTGTGTTAAAAAGAGATTGATACATACCTTGATTAAATAAAAAGTTTTCAACTGTGAATAGGGTGTTTATACCACCGCCTGCACTTCCTGTATCATCATATGAGATTATTTCCGTTACACCTAATGGTAATTCATATATTGTTTGACCACCGGATAGAGCAAGTGTAAAGAACACCTCATTGGTTGCTTGACCAACGGCCCATTTTATAAACTTATCTCTTGCATAATCAATAGCATCATAGATTTGAGTATTATCAATTTCTACTTTGATCATTGGGTGACCAAGTCTTCTTTTTATTTTTTGGGCTAATTGTTGTTTTGTTATACTCATATTTTTATAAATCCTTTTATGTTATATTTATTTATTTAACATATTTAAATATCTCTATTTGTCAACCAAGACCAATCCTCTATTATAGTATTTATATCAGATAATATACCCCAGGCATCTTCATCTTCATCATTTTTCTTAAATTCAAAAGTTTCATCAAGAATATCCATTTCAAAGATATAACAAGCCCAATATAGAGCAGATACAAGGTCATCATTTAAATCTTTACCAAAAAATTTTCCACCTTCTTCTATATATGAACCAAGTTCTTTTAATGTTTTTTCATGTCTGATTTCCAAACAACCATCTTCAATAATTTTTTTCATAAGAAGAACCGCTTTTGGTTTTGTTGAACGAGATGCTCTTATTCCAAGTGATACTTCTTTTGAACCTGAGTTTACAAGATTTGAATTTTCATGCTCCCACCAAAGTCTTCTAACAACAGCTGAACCTTCTGAGTTGTTTTCAACCATTATATAGGCATTATTATAATAAATGGAAAGTCTATGAATGATATCCGCAAAATCATAAATATCTGTCATGTTATCATAAAAAACACCAACTTGGACCATACCTACTGGTTTAACACTTTCTATTTTTATAATTTGAATGACTGAATAATTTTCGCCCGAACCTTTAGCAACATCAACACCCATAACATATAGAGAATCCGTTTTTGGTTTTTCCCATATAAGGAGTCTATCATTTAAGTCTCTCATTACGGGGTCCACATTTTTTCTTAATATGACCCTTAGAACATCAGGTGATATAACAGTGTTTGTTGATCCAATAAACTGAACAGCAAATTCTTGGTCAAATTGTTTCTGACCAAGGTTTTTAATTTGTTCTATTGCCCAATTTTTATCTCTACCTGGAACCTTTTCCCATGATACTTTTGTATATACAAAAGTATTTTTACCAAACTCTGCTTCTGTATATATTCTATGAAAAATATTAAACAATCCATTTGGTGTGGATATGATAATAATCTTTGCTTCTTTTGAGGCTGAAATTGTAGGATAGTTGGCAGACCAAAACTCTTCTGCTTGACTTCCGGGAACAAATGCAAATTCATCACAGACCAATAGATTCATTGTCTCACCACGAAATGCGTCTGCTGATGTTGCTGATATAACTATTCTTGTTCCATTATCAAAAGAAATAAATGTTTTTGAGTATTCTGTAACACCCGGTTTTAACCATGTAGGTAAACATTCATAAGATTTTTTAATACGATGGAGAATCATTTTAGCAGATGATTCTTTATTTGAAACAATACCAATTGTTTTATTCTCATTAAATATAGCATACCATATAACATATGAAGAAACAATAGTGGTTTTTCCTGATTGGCGGGAACAAAGTGCAACATTAAATCTATAATCTTGAAATTTTTGTAGTAGTTCTAATTGATAATCATAAGGTTCAAAAAAGATTTCACCTTTATCTGGATTTACAATCTTTACATACTTTATAAAATAATTAACACTTTCTGAACATTTTTGTAATTCTTGTATGTTTTCAGGAGAGTATTCTAATTCCTCTCTTGGCCTTTTAATAAATTTATCATCATACTTTACGGGCACTTTACAAATTATCCTCCATTATATTTAATTATATAAGGATATTTATATAAAAAAGAAGGGGAATGTTATGTAAAATAACATTCCCCTTTATTTATTTTCACCTGTTTTTTATATTAATTTTATTACAGGATTTGGTTTCTCAAATGGCGTTGATGAACCACTTTTAAAGACTGACCAGATATTATTATCCTTTTTTTCAGGTATATTTTTATTAGCATTTAAATCCAGAACTTCCACTTTTTCATTTATTATGGTTTCTAAATATACATCTTTACCCCATAGAGTTCTAATATGTTTCATTGTTCTTTTTGCATATTCAAGATCAAGGTCAACACCACTATGTGAGTGTATCATATATAGATTACCACCTTTATAATTACCATCTGCTATTTCAATATTCGGTATATGTGAATGTGAAAAACTATTTATAATAACTTTGGCAACTGTTTTACTTTCATGTTTAGTTCTAACAATATCAATAGTGTCTCGTGTTTCTTTTAATACATAGATATACATTTTAAGTTTTTCTACAAGTTCAGGTGTTAAGAAGTCCTGTAGGAAAAACCAATCAGTATAACTTTTCATTACTTCCATCATCTTTTGATGACCACCCATTTCTTTTGTATCCCAGTTAGCTACCTGGTTTCTATTTTGACATTCTTCATATTCATCACCATGACGACCTTTATCCCATCTTTCAACTATATCATTCCATATTTCACATCCAATTAAATATGGATTCATTTGTGTTGGACCCATTGCCTTAACAAGTGAATTTGCATAGTTATATTCTGCGTGGTCTTTACTATCAAGAGTGCCGTCCTCAATTAAATCTTGAAGAAGTTTTTGGTGCCAATATGTGGCAAAACCTTCATTCATATATTTTGTTTTAATTTGAGGCCAGTAATACCTACCTTCTTGTCGTAGAACTTCAAGAATATCTTTTTCCCAATCAACAAGATTTTTTGAGTTATCAATTATATATCTTAATAAATCTCCGGTCGGTTCAACTGGAGTCTTATCACATAAAGACTTCCATAATTCTTGATTAAATAACTCAACATCTTTCTTTACAAGGTCTTCAGTTAGATTTTGAAATATATCTCTAAATTCTGATTTTGATACTTTATGAAATGTTTTCTTACTATATTCAAATGCTTTCTTTCTTTTTTCATCTTCTGTTTCATTATCAAATGGTGATGAATGGAATTGAATAGAGTGTCCGGCATCAACAATTCTTTCAATGTTATCAATACCAAAATGACGTTCGTATTCCATAATTCTTTCAGATGACATTTGCATATATGAGATAATATCTCTCCGAGATTGTTGGAAATATTTATTCATTGTAAAAAATGCAACATGTCCAATAACATGGGCCATAACAAGACTTTGAACACCAAATGTATTTGACTTCATTAAATATGCTCTTGCTGGGTCCGAGTTAATAACAACTTCATATGGTAGACCAGCATGAACATGTTCATTTATTGTTCGGAGACGTTCATAGTCACGACCAAATTTCCAGTTAGATAAATTTCCTGGAATATGATATGCCATAATCTCTAACATCTTTTGATCAGGAATAACATCCCATTCAATATCACAATATTCAAGACCATATTTTTCACGGGCCAGTTGGTTCAGTCTATCTTCAACTTTGATAAGTTTTTGTAGTTCTGATCTATTCATTTTATGTGTTTCCTTTTCTTATCGTTTTTTAAACAACATATGTTTAAGTGCTGGAAAAATATGTTCTTTTCCCCGTATAATGGATACAAGAAATCTATGATGTATATCTATATAAGCTTCTAATCCATCTACATTTGTTTTACCAAATTTGAATTTACCTAAAATCTCTTTTAGTAAAACTCTCCAGGTATTTCCAACATCAATTTCAACATATGATAACATGTTAATGTTTTTTTGTAGCATTCTTTCAATTTCAATTACAGTATCTTTTGGATTAAAATCTTCTCCATCGGAGATATAGATACAGTAAGTATTCCATTCACTTACTGGAAATTCAGTTTCTATTTTATAATTTACCAATTTAAATGCTGATGAACAATTTGTACCACCAGATTCACCTTTATGAAAGAATGTATCTTCATCAACTTCATTTGCTTCTGTTGTATGTGTAATAAATACAACTTCAACATTGTCATATACTTTTCTAAGAAATTCAACAAGCCAGAACAACATTGACCTTGCTAAATATTTTTTATTAATTGTCATTGAACCAGATACATCCATCATACAGAAGATTACAGCCTTTGATTGATATTCAACATCTTCTTCAATTTGTTTGAATCTCATATCATCATCTTCAATAAAAACATCATTATCATAAATCTTTTCTAATTTATTATTCTTTATAATATCAATGGCTTCTTCAATATCACCCCGTGCTTGAATCAAAGATGAGTGTGCTTCTTCTTGAGTACAACCACATTCATTCATAATTTCAATTGAATAGGAAACCATTCTCCTAATTGCTTCCATCATGGTTTTCTTTTTATGAATACGTGGCATTATACCTTTTTTGGATGTAGTTTCAAATTTCCATCCTTTTGTAACCAAATCTTGTGCTTTTGTTTTTTCTTCAATCCAAGGAAGACCAAGATCATCAAACATGATTTTGATTAAATAGTCAATATCAACCTCTGCTTCAAGATAATCAATTCCAGGTCTTTTACCGGGTTCACCTTCTTTACCTTGGCCGGGTTTTGGAATAGAATCAATTATATCACCATCTGTATCACCTTGACCAATACCAGCTTTATCACCTTTTTCATTTTGGCCATATATGAAACGATAATCTTTTAAACCTCTAACGGGTATTTTTACCTTTCTATTACCCTTGTTTGTGATAATTGATTCTTCACCAATAACATCCTTTACATTTTCTCTGATGGATTTATCAATCTTTTTCTGGTGTCTTTCGGCATCCTTTATACCTTTTTCGGATAAATCCCAATCATCGTGTAATATAATACCCATTTTAAAACCCTTTCCGTTTAAATTTTAATCTTCTGATTCTTCAACATCTTCATTCTTTACAGACTCTTTCTTTTTAGAACATTTATCATTTGTAGAAAAGCCCATTTTATGTTTTTTCTTTTTCTTTTTATTTTCATAGCAATCATCATCATCAAACATTCTTATTTTATTTAAGAACTCTGTTTCTTCAACTTCATCAAAATTATCAAAGGAAGAGGCTATCACAGTTGTTTTTGATTCGTCCTCAACATCTCCGATTTGTACAGTTATTCTAATCAATATATTATCCTCTCTTTCTTTTCTTTTTTATATTATACTATATTTATCAAAAGTTGTAAACTAAATAAAAAAGGCTGGGTGAATATAGATACACCCAGCCTTTCCCAATCATAAGAAACTTTTACGATTGTTTTCTCAGTATTTCACCGACAAATGAAAGAAGAACATTTGCACAGTGTTCACAGTAACCTTTTTCCATCAAGGTCTTAAACGCTTTACTTCTCGCTTTCATCCTCTTTGGATCGGTACTTGTGGTATTTACAATTGACAGATTGACCACATTTTTAAGATCACTCATTAGTTTCTTTTCAATCGCTTCTTTCAAAGGTGCATAAGAATCATATTTAAATTCCTTGCCACGATCTCCGCAACTTGATTTATGAACAAATATACCGTTTCTAAATTCATCTTTGGAATTTACAGGAACGCCAATAAGTTCTTCAAGTGATCGCATCAGTTTTTCATCAGGTGAACTATATTCACCCGTTGCTGTATCTTCAATCTTTTCTTTTCTACAGTAAGCTCCGACATTCAACATATATCGGTTAAACAATTCGGTTGCTTGTTCGTCATAAGCGTGAAGGAATGCCATATTGATTTCTTTTTTGGCAAACTCACGGAACTCAGCAAGTGCTGAATCTTTTTCAGCAACCAACAGGTTTGTAAAGTTCTTAATATCCTGTTCTTCAATACCAGTGTGGTGATCAAAGTTTTGTTTAAGTGCTCGCAGAACATCAATTGGATTGATACAGTTTTTATCTTCTTTTGATGCGAGTGCTATATTAAGTGCATTGATAATAAACCTTGGAGATATACCTTGGTCCATACCTTCACCATTTCTTCTCCCATCCTCACGAATCTTTTTAATATCAACTTCTTCCTTTTTAAATTCGTTAGATGTTCTACCATCATAGAGTTTCATTTTTTCAATCAAAGAGGAAACTTTGGTAGATTTCTTTAGCCTTGTTAATACGGCAAACTGTGCTGCCAATTCAAGGGTACCTGGAGCGATATGAATATTCCTAAAATCAGATTCTTGAATCATTTTCTTATAAATTTCAATTTCTTCGGATACATTCAAATTCCAGGGTACGATTACTTTATACATACGGTCATGAAGTGCTTCATTTTTCTTGTCCGATTTAAATGTATCATACTCTGTTTGGTTTGTATGCGAAAGAATCAATTCATCAAGATAAATCTGTGGAAAACCAGGTGACTTGATTACTTGTTCTTGTGCCGCTGAAATAAGAACATAGTGAAATTTAATATCTGCTTTTAAAATTTCAATATATTCAATCAATCCACGGTTGGCAACTTGCAATTCACCGTCAAAGCTAAATGCTCGGGGATCGGTTTCACCGTAACGAGCAATCTTAGCCATATTTACCCGACCGATTAACTCGGTAATATCTTGAGATTTTGGGTCGGATGGTTGAAATGTGCCAATTGCAATTCTTTCCTGTTCGGATGGTATTACTGCTGTAACCGGGATTTCAGACCAACGAACAGTTCCATCATCGTCAGTATAATTTTCTTTAACAACTTGACGACAATGAGGACAAAGATAACCCTCTATTTTAATACCCAACTTTTCTTCCCAATATGCTCGGTCATTGATTGGAATTGCATGCAAAGGTTCTTCATTGATCGGACAACCTTTGATTGCAAACATTGGTGTATCATCTTTTTCAAGACCTCGCTTTAATAGCGCCGCGATTGTAGACTTACCACTCGCGACTGGGCCCACCATGATTAAAATTCTTTTTCCTGTTTCAGTCCTACGTGCAGACGCTTTCAAGAATTTCATAACATCATGGATAGCCATCTTTGATTCAAGACCAAAGATTTTTCCATCAAAAAACTTATACTCCACGAGGTCTTCATACCCCGCTAATTTAACATCATTTGGTACATCATTAACACCGTATTTCATAATCATATTGAAAATACGACCTGGGGCAAAATTAGCAACCTCAGGATTTTTATGAACTAATTCTAAATAATCAAGCGAGTTTCCTTCCCATTTATGAAACGGATTAATTTTCTTTTGGGAAAGAATTGCTTGCTTGAAGTCTTCCATTAAAGGTGATAACATCTAAAAACTCCTTTCTTTTGTTTTTTATTTTATCTCTCACTCTTTAAAAACATTATAACACACGGAATAAAAATTGTAAATATTTTTTTATTCTTTTGGTTCTTTTAACAATTTTAAAACATCTTCTCTGGAGGCAATTATTAGATTTTGATTTTTTGGTGCCTCTTTCTTTTTTCTTTTCATTTCAATTTCTTTATCTTTTAATAATAACATACGGTTTCTTATTTGTAAATATACTTGGTAATTTTCATCTGTTATTAATTCTTTACTTGCTTGTGTTACTGAGTTTATTAAACCTGTTGCTACTTCAACAAGTCTCGCTGTTATATTTCCATTATTTAATTCTTCTTCAACAGTATCTAATATTTTATTTGCTCTTTCTATATTATCTCTTATTATATTTCTTGGGTTATTTTCTTTTTCCCATTCTTCTTCAAATTTATCTGGTCCACTTTCAGATACTTCTGGTTCCAACTCAATAGTTTCATCATGTTGGTTGTCTTGCATATTAAATTCTTCTTCTAAATTTTGTCTATCTAACATTGTATTTTTTCCTTAACAATACTATTCAATTTTTCTATGGTTTCATCACTTGATTTGTGTAATATGCCAATACCTCCGTTATCTTCCCATTCATTTATGTTTTGTTCAAAATCATCAATTAAAATAGAATTAGAATTTGAATATAACTTTTTTTCTTTTCTATGGCATATAATTGCATCTTTATAAAATTCATAACCAAGATTATTTTTTATCCAGTCCAACTTACCGTTTCTTACATCTTCATGTACTGTAAAATTACCACGAGCAGCAGCTGATAGTAAAGTTGGTTTATATGTATTTATACCTTTCCATAGATTTTTACCATCTATTGTCCAAGGATTACTTGCCCAGAATTTTCTACCTGCTTTAACCAGTAGAAAAAACCTTTTCTCCATATCATCTATGTCCCAAAAATTTTCACAAAAATTTGTTACATTTGTTTTCCAATCTACCAATACATCATCCATGTCACAATAGATTTTAAATTTTTTCATTTATATATCCCTTCTTATTTTTATAAAATCATTATAACATAAATTATGAAAAATGTAAATAAACAAAAAACCCATTTCCGAGGAAATGGGCTCTTTGTTATTCATTTATTCTTTGATAAAAATTAGGCAGGTAGATTTGTCAAAGAAACTTTTTGATAGTAATTCTTTGATCCATATAGATGATCGTGAATACCATATCTTGACATCAAGCCAACTGTTGGATGGAATGAATCTTCAAATACTGCACGGGATGCCAGCAATTGAACATAAGGCAGGTAAATAACACCTGTATCATATTCTGAAGGTCCTTTATAACCAATAAGGAATTGATTTGATGATTGGAAGGTGTCACGATAAACACTCAATCTTCCATCAATAGAACCGATTCTTGCGATACCAACTTGTGATGTATTAACATTACCAGCGACTGGTGCGATAGTAAAACCGGCCATTGCTTCAAAAATTGCTACGGCGTATGGGTTACCAACGATCCAGTTACCAGAACCTCTACGAGTATTAATTGCAATATCTTGTGAACGTCTTAGGATATAGTGATAAAGTTCTCTATATCTTTCAAGTTCCCATCTACCACCTGGAACGCCTGTACCTGAAGCTGCTTGGTAGTTCCAAGTTCTGTCAAAAAGTGCACCACCGGCAACACAAACTGAGTCAATCTTTTGAATCAATTCACGGTCAATTTCTGCTGTGATTTCATAAGCCAGAATGTCCATCATTTCTTCTTCAAGATTCAATCCGTGCATAGCCTTCAAATCTTGTGCAACTTCAAGAGACCATCTACTTCTCAACTTTCTTGTTTTTGCTTCGATTTGTGCTTTTTCAACTGTCATGTTTACTTCTTTAATTTCTGCGTTTGTACCGATACCAAGACCACGGTTATTTGTGCCTGCATCGGAACCCAAAGTTTCACCAGCGGATGTAATAACTGATCCAGAATAAGTTGAATCAATTGTATTATATCCAAGTTCAACATTTGCTGTTGAGTCGTAATCTTGACCGGCTCTAAAGCGAATTGCGAATGCCAAACCAACTGGACCTGTCATTGGTTGAACACCAACGAGGTCGTGTGCTACTAATTCAGGGAAGGTTCTACGAACCATAGGTACTGCGATTTTGTGGAACATACCTGATCCAGCGTAACCAGCTTGTGTACCAAGAGAGTCATTACCGAATGCTGTTGCTTCCATCAGAAAGTTATGCTCATTTTCAAGCATGATTGCTGTTGCTCTACGAACATTATAGTTCTTAATTTCATTACCTTCATTAAGAACTTCTTTCCACTTAACTAACAAGTCTTTAATTTCCATTTATATATATTCTCCTATTAATATTTTCACCTTTTTATTATAAACAAGTTTTAGATTTTATTTGTTCTTAAAATATTTAAGTATTGTTTTTTGAATGATGCGAAAGGACTGGTATCTTCTTTAATCATTTTTTTCTTTTTACGTTTTTTGATTTCGGAATGACCTTCAGACATTTTTTCTTTTTTGTCTTCTTTCTTTTTGTCTTCTTCGTCTTCGTCGTCTTCTTCGTCTACTTCTTTCTTATCTTTCTTTTCATCTTCTTCATCATCTTCTTCATCTACTTCTTCTTTGTCCTCATCATCTTCTTTTTCATCTTCTTCATCTACTTCTTTCTTTTCGTCGTCCTCGTCCTCATCATCCTCGTCCTCGTCCTCATCATCTTCTTCATCTACTTCTTTTCCGTCTTCGGCTTTTTTGTCTTTTTTGTCTTTTTTGGTGTCTTTTTCATCGTCTTTTTCCTCATATTGTTCAACTATAATTGAAAATTTACGATCAATTTCTGCTTTGTCTTGAACACCTTCGAGAACTGCCATAACATGACCCTTTTGTTTCTCGGTCAAGCCTTCACATTTCTCATACAAATAAAGTTGTGCTGCCATTTTTTGTGCATCAGAAACAACTTCCAAATTCTTTTCTGTTATTGAGTTCATTTCTTTGCGAAGTTTAAGAATTTCTTCCTTTGCTTCTTTCAAAAGACTTTTAACTTCTTCATCCAAAAGTCCTTGATCTACACCAAGACGAACTTTAAATTGTTCAATAAGGTCATCATAAAGTTCACCCTTTTTTGCGAACTCCAAAATTTTTTCAGGAATTGCAAGTTCTTCTTCAAGAATGTTATCAACAAAATTTGAGAATTTGGTTGTTACATCTTTCTTATATTCTTCAAATTTTTGTTCATACTTCTCAACTAAAGCTTCCTTTTCTTCATCAAGTTTGCTTTCAGAAATTTCTTTAGCCTTGATGTCGATTACATCTTGTAGCTTTGTTTTGATTTCTGCTTGAGTAGATTCATTAAGCTTATCTGCACCAAGCAATTGTAAAAGTTTATCCATATAATATCTTCCTCCTAAATGTATTACTATAATTATATTTATTTATTAAAATAATAGAAACCAAATATCTTGATTTCCATTTATTTCCAATGAATTACGGTGTACCCTTTTTTATTCATATCGTCAATATCTTCTTCTGTTACAATAGAGCCGATAGGATAATCCCAACTTTGAGTCCACAATACTTCGTTTCCTTTCAGATATACTTGTGTTTGTTTAGTCCACCAAGTATTGAAAGCCATCTCACTTGATTCGGATATAAATCTATCTATTTTACTTAGTAATTTCATTATAAACCTCTGTTCAAGTAAAATTCAATTATACCTTCTTTATTTGATTCAACAATTCTTTTAATTTGTTCTTTTGTTTTACCTTTGAAAATGAATGCTTGTAGATATTCAACTACATTATCCATAACATTCTCATTTTTGGTATCACCCTTCCATTCTTTTTCAACTTCATCAAAAAATTTCTTTTTTTCTTCAGGTGATAACTCACTTGGAGATGATACATTATATTTCTTTAATTTTTCTTGGAAGAATTTTTGATATGCTGATTCCTCATTTTTCATATTAAACTCCTTACCTTCATATATTCCATTAATCCAAGAAGGATTATTTGATGGGTCTGTTACAAGGTCCCATGTTATCAAATTAAAGTCTTCATTAACATATCCATTTTCTGATACTGTTCCGAGACCTCGTGATGATATACCTAAACTACCTTCTTTTACTAATGTTTTTGCTATTTGTCCCATAGGTGTGTCAAGTACTTTTGCTTTACCATAAACATGGTCACCTTTCCACTCAACCATCTTGGTTAATATAGCGATTTTGTCCATATTAATTTCTGGATTTGGTGGATGTCCAAGTTCACCCCATAGAGAACCTTTATCTACTTTTTCATTAATCTTTTTAATTTCTCTTTCAAGTATATCTCTTTTGTATTTTCTCTTATTGTTATTTTCAATTTCAGCAGATGAAAAGATACCAACAATATGCATGTTTTTATCTGATTTGCTTTCTACTAATTGAAGTTCATAAGATGTTTCAGTAATAAGTTTCATGTATTACTCTCCCGATTTAGGTTCAATATCAATATCATTTTTTAAACCCAATTTATTTTTCAGCCATTCATTTTTATGTGTATGAATTTCTTTTTGTAGAATTTCCTTTGCATTTACAAATTCATCATTTTCAAAGTGATCTAAAGCTTTTTTAATTGACTCAATATTCATAACTAACTCCTTATATTATTTATTTATTACTCTTTTATTTAATACATCTTTCGGATATTATTGGTATTAATATGTTTCCTCTGGTTCTTTAGGAACAAGACCCAATTGTTTATCCTTTATTTTACCTTCAAGATTTAAATCTATTTCTTCATCAGACCATTTAAGATACCTTTTCATCAAATAATATTTACTCATTTCTTCTCTATCTGCAATACTTGAATAGTTATTAAAACGAGTTTCTAAAAAGTTTTGTTCCATTTGTTCTTTGTAATTAGATGGAGCGGTCATATGAATTTTTATTTTTTTATGATCTAAGTCATATTGTTTTTTTAGACCTTTGAAATCCAAATGTAGTAAGAATACTTTTTCAAATTCTTTACAAAATTTATCTTGTTGTTTTTCTAAGTATTTACTCCATTTTATTTCATCACGGGATATTTCACCTGTATTACTTCCACCAAAAAGAACGTCACCTTCTCTTTTTTCTTGTGATGCTGTTACTCTTGATGCTGGGTATTTTAATGCTCTATACATTTTTCTTGCAAAGTAATAAATGTCATCCAACTCAGCAAAACCGGCTGCATTACCACCAACAGATTCAATTTGTGATCCACGACCATCTGCTGATTGTGGTAGATAATAATTTTCAAGCATACTAAATATTTCAGGTTCGTTTGTAAGTTGTCCTGTAGTTGGATTGTATGTTTGTTTTTTAGAAAGTTTTTGTTTTACCTTTTCAACATATTTTAATGCTTTATCTTTTGGCATGTTTCCTGTATCAATTCTAAATACCAATCTTTCAGGTGCTCTAATAAGTCTGTATATAATAACAGATGTTTCCAAAAGTTTTAATTGATTATATGGAACTCTTGCCTTTTCAAGATAACCTAAAATATCATGTCTTGATATGCCATATATACCACTGTTAATAAAACCTATTTGTTCAGGATTAAATAATATTAATTCTCTTCCATCTTTTGCCTTTGCTTCTTCTATGTTGTTTAATGTTGTTGGTGTTTCGGTTAAATACTGAACATAATTATATATGTGTCCCGATTTTGGTTCATAAAAATAATCCATTGTTTCAGAAGGAAGTTTCTTTAAACCTATTATACCATTTTTAGGTGTTCTTGTGTCAATTATTCTTTCATAATAAAATCTACCATCAATCATATAGGTTCTAAAAGCATCCCACAAAAAGTCTGAAAAATCATCAATTGTATTTTCAAATAGATATTTAAATTCTTTGTTTATATTATTAACTATATTTTCGTTCTTACTTAAAACCGCATCTCTTATTTCCAATGTTAATAAATCACCATTTATATCTTCTTGTGTTGCTTCATTTGTGGCATCTTCTATAACATCAGCAACTTCTGTCATTAATGCCATTTCTCTATAACCAAAAATTTTCTGTCTTTCATTTGCCCATGATGGATTAACATATTTGTTATAGAATAAATTAAATGAACCTATAGCTAAATGACCTATACCAGGAAATTCATGTAGATTTTCCCAACCTTCACCAGTAGCAGATTTTAAATCTACTTCGGTGGGTATTTCGGCCTTGCTTTGGAAAGCCTTTAATTCTTCTTGTACAATACCTCTTACTTCGTCATTGTTTTTATTAAAAAACCAGCCCATATTATTTTCCTTTTTAAGTTATAAACATATTTATATTTATTCTACGGATTTTTATTTTTTATACTTATCAACATAATCTGGTGGTAATTCACCTTTATCTTTTAAATCGTTAATGGCAAGTTCTCTTATTTTATCTTGTATTTTGTTTTCTATTATTTGGTCAGCTTCTCTTGCAAGTCTTTCATCTATTTCTTGTTGTGTTTCAAATGGATCAGGTGTATTACCTTCTGCTAACCATTTTAGATATTCTTTATAACTTCTATTACCTTCACTTAGCGGAATATATTTACCTGTTTCTGTATCTAATATATTAAATTCTTTTATTTTATATTTTGCCATTACATTATCTCCGCATCAAAAGAATATAAACCCGCATATGCTCTAAAAGAACCATTTGCTGTTACTGTTACTCTATGTATCCAACCAATAGTATTAGAAACTAAATCATAGTCCGCACAGTTATTATATGTTGGTGCTGTTACAATAGCAGCATCAGGATTATCTCGCATTCTTGTATGAAATGTATCACCATCAATTCCACAAACAACACCTGCTAAACCATATCTATAACCATAACCTTGACCAGTTGCATAACTATTCATATAATATCGTTGACACATTGCAGTTTCTACTACCGTAGGTCTAAACTCAAATGGTGTTGCAATCGTTCCTGGTTCCAATTGAACTTGTGCCAATCTGAAATAGTTAGATGTACTATTGATATTATTATCAATATTAGATGTTGCTAATTTATTTGCATTTTCCCAGGTATCCACACTTGAAACATGTCTATCAGAACCACAAGCAAGAACAAAAAAGATTTCTAATCCACTACCATTTGTGTAATTCCAAGTTCCAATACCACCACCATCAAATACTATTAATATTTCTTTTTTCTCCCAAGTAGCAGATGAGTCTATAGTAAAATCTGTTGCGTAAGATGCATCATTAGTACTATTTCTCATTGATATACAGTATGTTCCTGTTTTATATGCTTTAACCCAAAATGATAATACACCAGTTTTACCTTGAATATATTTGAAATCATAACCTTCAATATTGTAACCAATCATAAAATATTGAGTAGCACCAATACTTGAATCTGCTGTTGTAATTTGAACATTAAGTGATGTTGTAGGTGCTCCTTGATTTGCAGGAACATCTGAATTGGATGTAATAGTACATGCGGCGTCACTACTTGCAACATATCTCCATCTATCAGAAGTATAAGCATTTGATGCTGGTGATGTAAATGTTGCTCCTCTTGCCCAAACTTGAAAATTTCCATTTATGATTAGATTTTTATGTGTATAGGTATCTACAATATATTCGGTTAATCTATTAACATCCTCTTTAGCACTTGCAGATAACTCTAATGTTTGAAGGTTATTCTCATTATCAATATATTCGGTTAATCTATTATCACCTTCATCTATTGCAGCAGATAGGTTGGTAGATAATGTATTTAAACTTTGGTCAATATATTCGGTTAACCTATTATCACCTTCATCTATAGAAGCAGATAACTCCAATGTTTGGAGATTATTTGATAGGTCAATATACTCATATAACCTATTATCACCTTCATCTATAGAAGCAGATAGATTGATGGTCTTGCTATCTATATAATTTCTAACAGCATTATCACTTTCAACACTTGCGGCAGATAATGAATCTGATAGTGTGTTTATATATTCGGTTAATCTATTAACATCCTCTTTAGAACTTGCAGATAAGTTGGTAGATAAGGTTGATATGTTACTATCAATATATTCGGTTAATCTATTATCACCTTCATCTATTGCAGCAGATAGGTTGGTAGATAATGTATTTAAACTTTGGTCTATATATTCATATAGTCTGTTATCTTCCTCTTTTGAAGATGCAGATAATATACTTGATGATGTTAATAAATGCTCATATAACCTATTATCACCTTCATCTATTGCTCCTGAAAGGTTGACAGTCTTACTATCAATATATTCGGTTAATCTATTATCACCTTCATCTATTGCAGCAGATAGGTTGGTAGATAATGTATTTAAACTTTGGTCAATATATTCATATAGTCTGTTATCTTCCTCTTTTGAAGATGCAGATAAGTTTATAGATAATGTATTTAAATTTTGGTCAATATACTCATATAACCTATTATCACCTTCATCTATTGCTCCTGAAAGGTTAATTGTTGATAGAGTATAATCTATATATTCATATAGACGATTATCTTCCTCTTTTGAAGATGCAGATAAGTTGGCAGTCTTACTATCAATATATTCGGTTAACCTATTATCACCTTCATCTATTGCTCCTGAAATACTGGTAGATAATGTATTTAAACCAAGATTTATATATTCATATAGTCTGTTATCTTCCTCTTTTGAAGATGCAGATAAACTTGTTGATGTGGTTGATATATTATTATCTATATATTCGGTTAATCTATTATCACCTTCATCTATTGCAGCAGATAGACTATTAGATAAAGTATTTAAATTTTGGTCTATATATTCATAAATCCTATTATCACCTTCATCTATTGCTCCTGAAAGACTGATGGTCTTACTATCTATATAATTTCTAACAGCATTATCACCTTCAATGCTTGCAGCAGATAACGAATCTGATAATGTGTTTATATATTCGGTTAATCTATTATCACCTTCATTTATTGCCCCTGAAAGGTTGGTAGATAAGGTATTTAAGTTTTGGTCTATATATTCGGTTAATCTATTATCACCTTCATCTATTGCTCCTGAAATACTGGTAGATAAGGTTGATAAAGCATAATCTATATACTCATATAACCTATTATCACCTTCATCTATTGCTCCCGATAGATTATTGGATAATGTATTTAAGTTTTGGTCTATATATTCATATAACCTATTGTCATCCTCTTTAGCACTTGCGGATAATGAATCTGATAGTGTGTTTATATATTCGGTTAATCTATTATCACCTTCATCTATTGCAGCAGATAACTCCAATGTTTGGAGATTATTTGATAGGTC